CGTCCCCAGCTTCCATTCTGAATTTCTGTCACCGTGTAGCTGCCGCGGTCTTTGATCGTTCCAACTCGTCGGCTGTCTGCGTTTGGCTGCTCTCTAATATTAAGGTCGGTATTAACCTTGTAGATACCCGGCTCATATTTTCCACTTTCTGGCTGTTCGGCCGATGCCGCACCACTGATCAGGCTCTTAAACCGCTCCCAATCCCCTCTCTCGATGATCTGGCTCGGGCAGTGCTTGCTACAGATATCGGCGTGGCGATATACGCGGCTTGCCGGAATACCGGTCTCCCGAATGATCTCTTTGACGACCGCTACCGTGTTCTGAAACGCTTTTTCGTAATTATATCCCGCCTGCACGCACATTTCCACGCCGATGCTGCTCCGATTGCCATAGCGTCCAAACAGGTTAGCACCGCCATAGTTGACTCCGACGTGCCAGCATCCGCGGTTATGCGGCGCGGCCTGGTAGGCAGTGTCGCCATCATCAACGTAATAGTGGGCAGACATATTGGACAGCTCACCATTATGCTGCGCTTCTGCGTGTGTGCGGGCATCGGCGCCCGCTCTGAAATTATCCGTATTATGTACAACGATGCAACGTGGATCATTCTCTTCGTAGGTGTTCTGGTTACTGATAAAAGATCGATCAATTTTCATTTCTATTTCCTTTCTCCGGCAGATTTGCACCGGCGCAATTATTTAAAAATGGGTATAAAAAGAGGGTCTGTCAACACTTCATTATTCATGACCAAGTGCCAACGCCCTCTTATACTTTAATTAAATATGTTTCTCTTTTCTTTTAGATCTTTCTTCACGGATTCCATGTACTTTCCCGAGATTGTAAAATACAGATGCAGCAAAAGGATCGCATTTACGGTTCAGAGCCTGCTCAAATGCTTCGTATAAATCGCCAAGTGGCGTATCTTTGAAAAATACGACTGGCTGATTTGCTGAAATCTTCAGTTCTTTTTCGATGTCATATGTCGTCTGATTCATGCCCGGACACCTCCCCACAGATTTCCCTGTGCATTTCTGTACTGTACCTGGTCGGCAAGTACGTAGGGAAGCTGATAGCCTGAGATTATCTCAACCGCCATATCGCACTGGTTCCGCTTGATGGCTTTGTATGTAGTGACGCCAAACTGCCGTTTCAGTTCCCGGTAGATGTCATTGTAGACTTTTCCGCGGAGAGATCTGTCTGCATATGCCTCGCTGTTCTTTCCACCAAGGCACTCCACGCCTTTCTTTTTCGCTGCCGCCGTGATTCGGTCGATCTCGATGCCGAGAATCGGAAGATCATATTCCAGATGCTCAATCTTTTTATCGAGGTTATCCACTTTCTGGTTAAGCTCTACATTTCCCATTGCAAGAAGCTGAATCTGCTCCGGGACGGTCATTGGAATCTGTTTTCGATTGTACTTCTTCTCTACAGCAATGAAGTATTTCCGAACCTGCTTTCCTTTTTCGTTTCGCTCAAGCATGGCCATTTCTTTGGCGGTATCAAGCTTGATGATGTGGTCTTTTCTGGTCTGACCGGAAGGCGCTAAAATTTTAGCGGCTTCGAAATCTTCATTTTCTATAGCCTCAATATCAGCAAAACGGTTGCGGATCCAGTCACGATAGTTACTTTTGACTTCTAAAATTGCATACAGCTCTGATCCATATACAACCTTTTCTCCTGTACTTGTCTCGTATACTGGTACTAAATTGTTCTCGATTACTTTTAATCCGTTCATATTGAAAAATCTCCCTTCAAATTTGTCTCTTGAAAGAAGTTTCCATCTGCATTATAATATTTACAGAAGGAAACTTCTAGGTGTGAGATTCGTCCGGCTGTGGTAGGTGTGGACGAATCTCTATTTTTTGTTTTCGGCATAAACCTTTTTGATGCCTTCCATGACAACCTGATACTGTGTCTTGTTTGTTATCTCACAGCATTTTTCCAACAATTCTTTGTCCTGTTTGGTTGCTCTGATTTTAATTTGCTCTGATTTAGGGTTATCAATTTTAGGTCTGCCTGTTCTTGGACTCATTCATTTCTCACCTCACTTTTCGAGTACACAATAAATATATTACCGTGTACCCAAAAAGTCAAGAGGTATTTTTATCTTTTTCGCCCTACCTGCGAATCAAAATAAGACACAGCCTTTCGCCATGTCTTCCGTTTCTTCGGGGAGGTCAGGAACATACCCTGACAGGACTTCTCCCCATATTCAATTACTTTCATCGCATTTTCTCCCCAAAAAGGCATAAAAATAACACGCATCTTTGCGTGCCTGTATCGTTTCTTTTGCGCCGGCGCAAAAAGGACGGTTATCAGCCGCCCTCACTCTGTTTTCTGTGTCTGCTTGATAATCTGATTCACATAGTTGCTCAGCCCTGCGACGAGGATTCCCTGCGTGACCGCCGTAAAGACGGCCATTGCCGCCTGCTGGCTGGTGCACACCTCACTGGTAGCCAGCACCCAGATGGCGCACAGGACGATGCTCACGCCGCCGAGAATCAGAGGAATATACTTATCCTTTACAGCCTGTGCCTGTTTCAGTCCCATGCCAAGGAAGTACAGGACAATAGCTACAATGATCAGTTCCGGTTTTACATAATTCATAATCTGTTCCATGTCAATCGCCTTTCTTTTTTAAGTGTAATTCATCAATTTCCTGCTTCATCTTTGTGATCATACCGTTTCCACCAAGCACATGATAGGCTTCGTACATCTCGCAGAAGTTCTGGTATGCATAGGATGGGATATCTCCAAGCTGTGTGTACTTGCTGTGGTACTCAATCAGCTGGACTCTGAGTAGTAACATAGTTCCCTTACTGTTCGCGTCTCGATCCCTTTTCTGATTTTTTAAGAGCCAGACGATGTAGCCCAGCAGCACTGGAAGTGCTATCGTATATGTCTGCATTAATATTTCATTCACTGCTCTGTCTCTCTTTCCCACTATTGAACGCAGAAGAAGGACCGTTTCCGGCCCTACTCAGTTTTTTCCTTTTCTTCCAGCTCTGCAGTGTACTTATCATACTCATCCCAGATGTCGTTCTCGAATTTGTCAACAACATCATCGATATCCTTTTTATTGGCACGATACTTTCTACCGTTGTTGATGTAGCGATTGATGATTGGAACATCCGGATGTTTTGCATCCATATTGGCGTCCATAGACACAACGGTCTCGCCGTCAACTGTGATGATTCCAGAATAATGAATGTCCTTTGTGTAAGTTGCTGATACTGCCATATTTTTGTCCTCCTAAAAATTAATTTGTATCTCCAGAGATATTATCTCTCATGGATTCAAGTTCACTTCTTAGATCCGCAACCTCTACTTCAAGGTTCGATCTTCTTTGCTTTTCGAGTTGAAGCTCATGCGTTATTATCGCAATCAAATTGGTATATACCATACTATAAGTATCAATATAGCCATCCTCAGTGTTCTTCCTGTCGTGGTGTACCAGATCCAGCTCGTCTTCTCGGATTCCTAGTTCTCGCATGGCTTCTACGACATCCTGTGCGACGAATCCATAACAAATGCGCCCATCACCGTCAATCATCCGATACTGAACTGGTTTTAAGCGATCGAACAGCTCTGAATGAATATCCGTCTTATTGATCTTGCTCTCACCGAGTGGAAATATGTTTGTTTTGGCGCGGCGATCGGATGTGACCTGTGGGGAGTTTTTAACGATCAAACGCTCCCATACTCTTCCACTATCTCCTAGCATAATCTTTTCGGAGTACGCCTTGGTCGGTGCGAACGCTCCAGTATACACTCCTCCAGACCAGCCACAGCCATAAAATTCGACCTCTGCCTGATAACCTTTCTTCTTTGATTCAAGAATAATGCTACCGTTACCAATATCGAAGTTTGCTTTGTTGTTGGCATCCGAGTAAGTATTTACAACGAAAGAATCGTCAACAGCCCCGGCTATACAGCTTCCAGAAGAACTTGATGTCTCCAATACAGATTCGTGGACACCTTTAATATCTACATATTCGCTCTGGATTGACAGAGCCGCATTGCCGGATTTTGTTTCAACCAAAATCTTACCGACACCGCCACATAACTCAATAACCGCATCTTTTGCGTTCTTTCCAAGCTGGATCAACTTATCACCATAATATGCGAGTGTCGTTCCTGCCCGGTTAAGAATCTCAAATGCTGATGTTGAAATCTTAGTCCGATAGCCAGACCAAGATCCGCTGGTTTTATTACCAACTTCCAATCCGGTCCCATCAGTAAACTGCATAAAGTTGGTGGCTGTTTTTGCTGCTTGTAAAGGATTCGCATTAATTGAACCAGATGGTAAAGAAGCTAATTTGGTTGATGTCCACGTCACTGTATATGGACCAGAACCTTGAGTATAGTTAAATACTCTCAGCTGTCCATACGGTTCATTTAATCTTGTTATAAGGCCCCACGTTGAAGTAGTCTTTTTATAAATCCATAACGACCATCCGCCTGAAGATCTTAGGAAATCCAATCCAGGATTTGAGTTATTTGCAGAGATAAAACTAAACTGGACATCTGTTGTCTCAAAACCTCTGCCACCAAGTTTAAATGTTGTTGGCTGATTTGCATACGAACCTGTGATCTTTATTGTAGCAAATTCGACATAAAGATTTGACTCACCGTTTCCATTTACCGTATGCACTACCTGATTTGCGTCCTTACCTGCAGCGCCCTGTGGACCTTGAGGACCTGTTGCGCCGGTTGCACCTTTATCTCCCTGAGGACCTTTATCGCCTTTTACACCTTGAGGACCTTGTGGTCCCTGAGGACCAGTTGCTCCTTTATCCCCTTTATCACCTTTGGCACCGGTTGCACCTGTGTCGCCTTTGCTTCCCGTGACGCAAACTGCTGTTGTCGTTGAAGTCGTGTTGTCAGTATAGGTAATCACCGATCTCGTCCAAATATATTTACTGTTCTCCCATCCAGGATAAGTCGTGCTCCACGATCCGCCGGACATGGCTGTTGCTGACGTTGATTTGTAATACTGTTCTACAATAGATTTAACGCCTTTACCGGTTGCACCAGTCCCTCCAGTATCTCCTTTGTCACCTTTGGCTCCGGTTGCTCCCTGTGCTCCTGCAATGCAAACTCCATTTTGATTTGGCGAATACGTTCTGTTACCAGCTCCGTCCGTTGTTACCGTACGGCTCCACATATACTTTCCATTAACCCATGTTGGCGCTGTCGTCGACCATGATCCTCCAGAAAGAGAAATCGGCGATGTCGAAAGATAATACTCCACGTCAACAAAAGACACATAATCCTCAGGTGCTGGAGTCCAGTCAGTTGCCGTATTGCCTTTTTCGATCTTAAGGTTTTTAAACTGATATGAGACCCCAACATTACTGTTCATTCCGGTAAAATATGTATTCTGTGAAGTTCCGCTAGGCAATGTTGCTGCTGATTTTACAACCCATACCAGTTTTGTCCATACATTCGCAACTGTTTTGTCGTTTACGGCTTTACATGATTGTATCAACATGTTTGAACCGTTACTATGTCTAAAGTCTGGATTCATCGATGTAGAAACACTTGCTTTGACATCTACGGATACGGTATAATTCGTGTCAGCCTCCCATTTTGTGCGTCCAATATAAGAAAACTGTATTACAGACCATCCGGATTGTTTTACCGAATCTCGTGTAAGCTTACATGTATTAACCCCAGTTTCGGATACAGATTCTTTGGAATAGCCGCCAGTTTGCATTGACCAACTCCATCCGGTTGTTCCTTTATTGGTATTGGTCGCCAAATTTCGCCCACCGACGACAATTCCTTCCGGTGTACTACCAACGTTGTAAGCAGTTGAAGTTGTATTATCCGTATAGGTGATGATCGTACGAGTCCAGAAATATGGTTTGTCCGCACTTGTCGCCGGAGGAGTTGCTGACCATACTCCAGTAGGGATCGTAGTTCCAGACGAACTTGCCTGATATGTTACTGCAGTAGATTTAACGCCTTTTCCACTTGCACCAGTATCGCCCTTATCTCCCTTACTGCCGGTAGCTCCTGTTGCACCCCTCGGGATAATTGTATGGCTTATACACAAACCTTTCAGATCTCCAGATGCAGTATTACTCCGATAATAAGCAACATGAGCATTTTTTGTGTCCGTTGCAGTTCCAACGATTGCAAACATATCACCAATCCGGCAACCGTTACGGATACCAGATGTGCTGGACCAAGTTTCTTCGTGATTAATCGTTCCATATGTTGTCCACCGAGACTCTGTGAAGGCATCTCTAACCACATTTGCCACAAGACTATATCCCTGTGAACCAGTAGCCCCTGTAGCACCTTTGTTACCATATACACCGATAACTCGTTTTGTTGTGTCTACAGTTGTCCCATTTGTATAAGTAATTGTCTCGTAGTTCCAGAGATATTTATTGCTCTCTGTCATTGTCGGAACGGTGGATGACCACGATGTAGGAACAGTCGAATTGGATGTGGAGACTGCATAGTGCTCAGTAATGCTTTTAATGCCATTTCCGGTTGATCCGGTATCACCTTTATCCCCTTTACTTCCCCGATCACCGTATGATCCAATGATGCAAGGCGCAGTTGTACTCGCCACGGTTCCGTCGGTATACTTCACAACCTCATAATTCCAAAGATACTTCTTAGCCGCAGACACCGACTGGACAGCTGTTGTCCATCCACTCGTCGCCGTTGTAACTCCGCTGGAAGATGCCGTTGCCAGGTAATAATTGACTACTGATCCAATACTCTTTCCATTGGTGCCATTTGCACCATTGGTTCCCATACGGCCGACACTATATATCGTGGATGTTGTGTCGTCAGTGTAAGTGATGATTGTACGTGTCCACAGATACTGCCCCGCGGATGCAGATGGCACAGACCCAGACCATGTGCCAGTTGGAACTGTTGTTCCGGAAGTTGAAACCTGGTATGCAACAGATGTCGATTTAACCCCCTTACCCGTATCACCCTTATCACCTTTGGCTCCAGCCTCGCCTTTGATTTTCGCCCACTTATACATTCCGACACTTGTAGGATCATCTTTTGCATAGTCCACGCATGTTCCGATATAAGCGCCAATATCCTCACCACTGTTCCCGGTGAATGTCTTCCCACCGTCATTACTATATTTGATGTGCAGATAACTGGTTTTCCCGTCTGCTCCATTGGTACCTGAAATTCCCTGTTTTCCCTGTGGCCCCTGCGAACCTTCCAGCTGCTGCCAGCTGTACTTCTTCGGATCATCCGAATCCGTCTGTGTAAAATCCACATACGTTCCAATGTATTTTGACGGTGTCTCTGTCATCTGAGACGCATAGGTCGGATTCGAAACCGCAGAATATTTGATGTGAAAATACGTCGTTTTTCCATCTTTTCCGTCAGCGCCCTTTGGTCCCTGGATTCCCTGATCACCCTTATCGCCCTGCAGGCCGCGCAGTCCTTGCTCGCCCGGATCTCCCTTATCTCCTTTCGGCCCCTGAAATTTGCTCCAATGATACTTCGCCGGATTGGCGCTGTCAGCCTTGGTAAAATCCACGTATTGGCCTATATACGTTTTATCGACGGCGTTGGTTGTCGAAAAGCCTGTCTTTCCATCCGCGCTTGTTGCATAAGCGATATGCAGATAACTGGTTTCACCATTCGCACCGTTTTCTCCAGGGGTTCCATCGGCGCCGTCCTCTCCGTCATCGCCCTGAAATTTTCGCCAGGTGTACTTGGTCGGATCTGTACTGTCCTCCAATATATAGTCCACGTAGGTACCGATATATTTTCCTGTATCCTTCCGCAACTGATTTGCTGTCGGGTTCGGAACATCAGCATATCTCACATGGAAGAAACTAGTCAGACCATTCTTTCCGGGCTCTCCCGCAATTCCCTGCTCTCCAACAACCTTTACCCAGGTATAGATGCTCGGGTCTGTAAGTACCGGCTGGTT